AAAGTGAAGAGTGAAAAGTGAAGAGGGCACTAATGATTAAAAAAGCTGTCCTTTGGGAGGAGAAAGGGGTGTATTACCTTTGCGGAGGTCAGATAACAGTTGTTAGTTGTCAGAAGACAGACGACAGTTGCTAACTACTAACCACTAAGAACTAAAAAACATGGTATTAGCGATAGAAAAAGAATATTTGCTCTCGATCATTCCTGGGCTTGTAAAAGGGTTTAAGGATAATGCTTTTGCGGCTTCGGAGAAGCTGGAGGCAGATTATGAGGCTAAGCTGGAGGTGCAGGCGCGTGGTGGGAGTGCCAGCGGGCGGGATACTTTCCCCGTAGTGGTGGATATATACGGGGCGATCGTTAAGCATACGTCCTATGACTATATAGGTACTCAGAGCTATGGGCGCTACCTTCGGCAGTTGGACGCACACCCAAGTGTCTCGGCTATCATCTTGGATATAAACAGCGGCGGGGGTATGGTCTCAGGCACGGCGGAGCTGGCCCACATCATCAAGGGGATAGAAAAGCCTATCGTGGCCTATACCAATGGGTATATGTGTAGTGCAGCTTATTGGATTGCGGCAGCCTGCGATAAGGTAGTGAGTAGCCCCTTTGCTGATGTCATAGGAAGCATTGGCACTATGCTACATACGCAAGACTACTCGCAGATGTTCGAAAAATGGGGTGCCAAGATCTATGAAGTGTATGCTCCAGAGAGCAGCGAAAAGAACAAGCTATGGCGGGACTTGGTAGCAGGTGATGATACCTTGGCTAAAGAACGGCTTAGTGAGTTGGCTAAGGGCTTTATTAGTGCCATGCAAGCATACCGAGCAGCCATCAAGGACGACGGGCGCGTATTCAAGGGGGCTGTATATACCCCAAAGAGGGCGCTGGAAGTAGGCCTAGTGGATGAAATAATGAGTTTGGAAACCTTAATAAGTGAGATATGAAATACGTATTGTTATCGGCGCTCTTGGGGAGTGCCATAGAGGAAAAGAAGCCACTCTTTGGAGGGGAAGCCTATGTGAGCCTTACCGCTTCGCAGCTTGCCAAGGTGGAGGCAGCCCTTGCAGAGAAGAAAGAAGCCGCTACCGCGGAGCAAGTGGCCGCCCTTGAGCAGGAGATTGCCACGCTGAAAGCCGCGCAAGAGAAGGTCGCCACAGAAGGTAAGGCGCTGAGTGAAGCCCTTGGCGAGGCAATGGCGCTCAATGGCTTAAAGAGTCAAGGGGACGCGATCGCAGACATTGCTGCCCTTGGTAAGACTTGCAAGGAGTATGGGGATAAACGTCCCGTACATACCCAGCCAAGTAATGACGGCAAGGAAACTCCCGAGGGGAATTATATAGAAGGATTCCTAAATCCTGAAGACGCTCACAACAAGTTGTTAGCCTCTTTGTAAAAAGTTGTAGAATTAAAAAAAACAAGATATGAGTAGAGCACAGACGATGAATGTGGATGAGATAAAGAACGAGATTGTTCGTTATTTGTCTGTAAAGCCAAAAATTTTCCAAGCAGCGATTCTTTCCAAAGAGATATTGGTGAATCGCTACTGCCGTACCCTGACCAAGGTAAAGGGATCATACCCCAGCTTGCACAGCCTGATAGGTCACGTGGTACAAGGGTTTAGCTCCAAGAAATGGACACCCTTTGGGGAGTTGCAGTTCCGCAAGAAGACGATGAAGAACTATCATCAGAAGGTGGATTATGATTTGGATCCTGCGGAAATCTTGGGTACTGTCTTGGAGGATATGTACGATGAAGACAAGCCGTTGAAGGATAAAGCCATTTCCAAGGCAGCCATAGACTTGTTGCTTAAGAAAGTGATTTCGGATGTGAATATCCTATCGGTAACGGGGAAGTATGATGCGAGTAAGATAGGGTTGGACACTCCAGAGTTTGGCTATTCCATGGATGGACTCAATGAGATTATCCGCAAGGGTTTGCTTGACACAACGAATCCGTTCTTTTTGATCCCAGGGGATGCGATTACCTCCACCAACATTTTGGACGTGGTAACAGCGTATGAGCGCGGGCTTCCTGTACATGCTAAGGATCAGATCAAGCGTATATTTATGAGTGTGAAGGATGTGGAGGATTATCAGATCGCTTACGAGGACAGATTTGGTCAGAACAAATTCCAAGACAACGCCACAAAGACCCGATTGGGCAAGCGTGAGCTTATCGCTATCCCAGGATTGAAAGAAGGTACTATTGTTTCCACCATAGAAAACGGTTTTGTCAAAATGGTGGATATGATAGATAATCCAGCTACCATTACCGATGTGCAGGTGGATAAGCGTATTTTGAACATACTAGGCGAGTTCACCCTTGGGTATGATTTTGCGATCAATGAACTCACCTATGTATATACCTCGGATGCCAGCAAGAAGCGCGGGCTAAACAACGCAGACTTGAACAAGTTGTACTATCCAGAGGAAAGCTTGCAGGTATAATGTAACTATTAATTAGACAAGTATGGCAAAAGATAATGAAAACAGAGAAGTTGCCCTAGAGGAGCGTGAAGCGCTCCTTGAGGGGCGCGCTTCGGAGCTGAGTGCTCGTGAAGCGGCTGCAGATGGCAAGGAATCGGATCTGAACGACCTAGCTGTGGAGCTTGACCAAAGGGAAAAAGCCCTTAATGAAAGAGAACAAGCCCTTGATGAAAGGGAAAAAGCGCTTACAAAGTTAGAAGCTACTTTGGAGGCTGCGGGCGGCAAAAGGGTATTGCAGGTAGAGGAAAAGAGAGCGGGGCATGCTTTTTCCTTTCGTGGAAGGCAGTACCAGTTTGCCGACGATGCACCCTTGCAGATCCTCTTTGGCGGGCAGCGCTACACTCAGGAAGAGTTGGCCACAGACGAGGAGGCACTGGTGCAGCTGATAGGCGGGGGAAGCGCGCTTATAGTTGTTAGTGATTAGTGGTTAGTGATTAGCAGCTGACTGCTGAAGAGTGAAAAACGATAAACTAAAAAAATAGAAAGAAATGGCAACAAATTGTTTTGATAATGCTCCATTTGAGAGCTTGGACAGCTGTCCGAATGACGAGGTGAGTGGGGGTATCAGTACGCGTATACTCTATGCTCCTATTGCCTTCCTTGACAAATGTACTCTCCCTCCTAATACGGGGGAGCTGGGTAAGGCTAACACCATAGAGGACGGGAATCTAACCCTTATCACGGGGAAGACGTGGAAAGGGATTGATGTGCAGATCAACGAGAATGAACTGAAGACGAGCCTTGTGGGCAACGCGGGGAACAAGAAGGCAAAATCAGACCTTGAGGCAAAGATTCCACGCTTTTCTGACAAGGTGCTTGACTTTATCGGCCGCTATAAGAACGTGCCTATGATCTTTGTTGTGCCTGATGCTGTGGGTACTTTGTGGGTAGTGGGAACGAAGATTAACCCTGCCTTTATGGATTCGGCCGATGCTACTACGGGCAAGAAAGCCGAAGACGATTCAGGGGTAACGCTGAAACTCACGACCAACTCCAAGTTGTACAAGTATGCAGGAAGCGTAGCAGAGGGGTAGTGATTAGTGGTTAGTGGTTAGTGGTTAGTAGTTAGTAGTAAAAAGAGACTTATGGCTAATGATCAAAAAGTAAATAAGAAAGTGGCGGGAGCTTCCCCCTCCAAAGCGGAGGGGGAGGTGAAGCGCCTAAAGCCAAATCTGGCGGAGTGCTTCGAGGTGCTGCTGCCTGGAGGGCGTGTATACTATACTGGGGAGAAGGAGGTACAGGCAGGTTTGCAGGTCGTAGACCTCTCGCGGGTGCCTTACAACGCCCTAGTGCTATACCTTACAGGGTTTAAATACTTGGGGCTGAAAGAGGGGGCTGTGGCGCTCTTCTCAGAGCTGGGCACAGCAACCCTTGAGAAGCTCATCGCCCAAAAGCGGGAGCAGTACCCTAAGGATGTGCCGTACCTAGAGCGGGCGCTGGAGATGAAGAGAGGGCAGTAGGCAGTTGTTAGTGGTTAGTTGTTAGTTGTCAGAGGCTAACCACTAATCACTAACCACTAACCACTGAAGACTAACAACTAACAACTGAGACATGGATTATAGAGCACAATATAGGCAATTGGTTGGAGAATTGGAACGCCTTGGGGGAGACCTTCGAGGCGTTCCTCGTTACTATTCGCTAGAAGCAGAAGCAAAAGTAAGACGCCTGATTAAAGAACGACAAGGCGGAGCACCTCCGCGGGGTGAAGAGCCTCCACGGGGCGGGGAGCCCCCGCGGGCGAATAGCGGGGACTCCACGCAGACGAAAGATAAGGGCGAATGGCCATTCGCCCCTACATCTGGCGGGGAGCAGGCGAAAAGGGAGGATTTGATTGCGGATTATCCTGTGGCACTGCATGGGGTGTATAGGGCTAAGCGGGAGGCGTGGCTTCGTGCTTGTTCGCTGAAACTTACACTGAATGCCGTACCTATGGAAGAGGAGGACAAGGCACGGGAGCTACAGCGGCAGCTCTGGCAGCTCTTCTCAGCTATGGACAACTACGATGTGGTGCTGCAATATTGGCGTGATCATAAGAAGATCCTTGAACCACAAAAGGAGGATTACAGCCGCCTTACCCCCGTGGAGCTGGTACAAAGGCGCAATACGCTACGGAGTAATATTGTCTCTCGTGAAAAGAGCCTTGCCAAGTGGGAGGAACAAGCAAGGAGTGAAGAACTAAGAGTGAAGAGTGAAGAACTAAGCGTAAAGAGTGAAGGAGGAATGACCGGGAGGAGCTTATGGGTGCTCCAGGAGAAGATTGCCAGAAAGCGGGAGGAAGTGGAGCAAATGAAACTACAAGTGAAGGAGATAGAGAAGTTGTTATCCCCCTAACCCCCGAAGGGGGGATGAGGTGTTAGGTATTAGGGGTTTAAAAAAGTCCTTTCCGAAGTGGAAGGGGCTTTTTATTTTTGCGATAGAAGGAAAAAACAGAAAAAGTAAAATCATTTATGGGAAAAATTTTTGTGACCATGTGGATACTCTTTGGAATTTACATATTGGTTTTGGTGATGATTATGGCGGACTTGTGGAGTGGTGTTCGGAAAGCTAGAAGTCTGGGAGAGGTGCGGAAATCTTATAAATATAGGCGTACTGTTGGGAAAATAGCCCAGTACTACAATGTACTGATTGCTCTCTCGGTAGTGGATAGTATGCAGATGAGTGCTGTATGGTACTTTGAGCAATATTACGGCAATCAGCTGTGGTTCTTTCCCTTTATGACCCTTGGGGGTGCCTTTTTGCTTTGCTTGATAGAAATAAAGAGCATCTATGAAAAGGCGGAAGACAAAGAGCAATTTGACAAGGCGGGGCAAGTGATGGGGAAAATCATCATCAATCGAGAGAATGTGGAGGAGATAGCCGCCTCGATCAAGGAGTACCTTAATGATAAAGACGACCAACAACTAAAAAACGAATAAACTATGCCAACACCGAGATACAAGATACGCCCTGACACGGGCGATTTGCAGGAGTACCTATTCGAGTACAACGGGATCCTAGCGCTTAAGAACTTCGTGGCGCGTGTGGATGGGGAGCGCCTGATCCTACACAGCGCGGCGGATATGAACTTTTCCATACTGGACGCGCTGGTGAGTGAGGTGGAGATAGACGGGCGGGTATATGACAACGCAGAGGCAGCGCAGGAGGCGCTGATGCGATTGACCTTCAACACCAATAGGCCTGTGCTGATGACCCAACAAGAGCGGGAGCTGCTGCAAGGAGCGCTCCAGAAAGGCACGTATGTAGGCACAGCGGCGGATCTGAAGGCGCTGATCGATGGGAAGGTGGATAAGGAAGCGGGAAAGGGGCTGAGTACGAATGATTTTACCAATGCCTACAAACAGAAATTGGACACTCTTGAAGATTACGATATAGAACTGGATGAGGCGACCACAGAATTCAAGCTCAAGAAGGGTAATAATGTGGTGAAGCGTATATCCCTAATGTTTCTCGACGACGAGGGCACCAAGCTACTCTATAACAGAACGGCGAAGACCTTAGAGCTGAGAGACAAGCGGGACAACCTACTGACCAGTATTCCCGTGAGCCACTTTGTGAGTAATATTCCCACTAGTATAGTGGTGCAGAATGGGAAAATCAAGCTCATGGCAGGGTCAGAGGTCATTAATGAGAACACAATCTCCTATAATGATTTGGCGAATAAACCTAGTCTGAATTTTGCGCCGCTGCATCACAGACATAACTGGAGTGATATAGACGGAAAGCCTATTATGGACTTTATTCCTACCTCTTGGAATAAAAGGAATAATAAAGAAGTCATAAGAACACAAGTAGATGAGTGGCTAAGGATTAATGAGCTTGGCAGCCATACTAATGGGGTGTATTTTGGTACTTCAACTGTTAGAACAGATGGTCAAGTACAAGTAGGAGAAGGTGGTGCAGAAGCTATATTATCTAATTTAGGATTACAGTTAAAGAAAAGACTTAGAATTAATGCATGGGCTGGCGGGGATGGAGCTGACATTAAGTGTAAGGGTAATCTGCAAATTGGCTCAACCAGTGGAATTGTCGAATTTAGAAAAATTTCTGATGACTTGGTTAATTGGAATGGGAATGCAACCATTACTGTTGATATAAATGATGGTTTGATAAAACTCAATGGTATCAAAACAAATGTGAATCCATCAGCGGAAAAGGTATTTGCGACAAATGGGCAAACTATACATCTGGCAGAGTATATAGGTACAAGTGGTTCCATCTCTTCCAATTGGACAATGACTGATGCTTGGTATGGTAGGACTATTAATGTAATGGCAAATGCTGCTGTTAATGTTTCGACAATGGCAGAAAATAGAAATGTGACATTCCGTAAATGTTTTGCAGGGGGAGCGGTAACGTTCAATACTACTGGAAAGCAAGTGGTATATACAGGAGATAACGCTTTCAATGGGGGTGATGGAAGTACCGCTGTGGTGAGTACGGCTGGTGGGAATAAGATGTACATAGATATACGCAATGTATAATCCCCCTAGCCCCCGAAGGGG